CGGCACATCGCACGGCACACGGAGCCTCACCCCGAACGGTTTGCAGAGCGAAACCCTTTGGGTTACAGGCCCACCGCAAAGATCGCCGGCTTAGCTCAGTTGGTAGAGCACCTGATTTGTAATCAGCATGGCAGTCCGACTTTCGTGTAATTAGCCCATCTATTTCAAATGAATACATGATGCGTTTACACGCTTCACTCTGCCAATTTCCGCCACAGATTGCGGCTGCACGGCACAACTTACGTCACACTCGGTTACCGCCGAGCTGGGTTGCAATCGATCTTCGCCCCCATGTCTCTCGCCCAGCCACACAGCCGCGCCACCTGCGCCCAGCCTCGGCGACCCCAAAGCAGCGCCTCGTCGTTCCACTCGTCTTCCGCAGCTGCGGCCGCATCGCCTGGCTGCAACGCTGTCTCAGGATACGCCGGCTCCGCCTCCACCTTCAGATCAGCGGCATTTGGCAACCTTGCTTGTGTCGCGTCCCTGCTGGCGCAGGATGGCGCAACCACGGCGACGCCGAGCGTCATCAATATCAGAGGCACCCGCTGTCGCATCCTCCAGCTCCTTCCGCTGTCGCGCATCTGCGCGCGCATCTTCCACCCGATCAACTGCGGCCGCTGCATCGGCCTTGTCGGCCCGCGCATCCAGCTCCGCAGCGGCCTCGGCCTCTTTCAGCCTGGCGCGATCGCTCGCTGCCTTGCCTCCGGAGCAATAGGCGAGCGTCAGCGTCAGCACTGCCAGCACTCCGATAACGACAGCCCATTGCCATTTCCCAAGTCCGGCCCAGATCGCGGCCGGGCTCATGCCACGCGCGCCCGGAACCATCCAAACACGAAGTCCTCGTTTGCCGGCCGACCCTCTGCGATCTTCAGGTAGCGCTCACCCTGCTGGCAGTTCAGTGCTTTCAGCAACACGCTTTCTCCGTCCGCTCCGCGACGTGCCTTATAGGCCCTCAGCGCGCGCAAGGTGGCCGGCCCGACATCACCGTCCACGGCGATGTCAGGGTAATGCGTGGCGCGCGCATTCAAGGCGTTCAAGGCACGCTGCAGGAACCCGGCCGCCGTTACGGTTCCCATATTCACGCCTGTGTCCAGCAGCTCTTCGGCGATAGAGGGCCACACTTCGGCTACTTCGTCGAAGCCGGGCTGCTGCCAATACACCTTGCGATAGATGTCTTTCGCGGTCTCACGGGGCATCTTGCTCATCACCCCCGAATATCCGTTCTTGCGCGCCACCCGTTCCGTGATGCCCCACATCGTTTCGCCCCCCCGGTCGGAAGGGTGGTTGGAATAGCGGCCCTCTCGGCCGACAAGCGCTTCCAACATGTCGTCAAGCTTCATCGTCATGCTCCTGTGGCTTTGGGGATAGCGGGGGTGGGGGCGGCAACTGGTCCCGGATCGCCCGGCCGTTGTCCGCCGAGCCTTTCGAGCTGCCCAGCCAATAAGCCACCATCGTCACCAGGCCGGTGGAAAGCCACGCCTGCACGATGATCGAAATCATCTCGTCCGACGTGCCCGGCCGAAACAGCACGATCAGCGTCACCACGAAGGCGCCGGTCGCGATCAGCAGCGATACCAGCAGCCTTGGTTCAATCCTCATTGCGGCCCCTCCCGGAAAAAAACCCAAAGCGCGCCAAAGGCCGCCAGCACCGTCGCAGCCCATTTGATGATCCGGCCGCCCAGGCTCACCAAATTCCACGTCTGTGCTACCGTCACCAAAGTATCGGCCGCCTGTTGGATGCCGGCCATCTTCTTCAGATCGGAGCGGATTTCGCGGAAGCTTTCGTCGCCTTTGTCCAGGCGAGCGTTTATCTTCGCCAGCGCGTCCATTATGTCGGTATTGGTTGGATCGGCCACGGTCATGGCAGCAGCGCCTGCACCAGGGGGCCGATGATGGAGGCGCCAACGTCGTTCGGGTGTACGCCGTCGGGCAAGGTTCCGGTACCGATCGGCATCCCTCCTGCGTTACCTGCCAGGAACACAGTGTTGGCATCCGCCACCGCAGTGACTGCGGCTTGCATCGCGTTTCGGAATTGCTGCAGGGTTGGGCTGTTCCCCGCATAGGGGCCGCCCTGCCCAACGTCCGACGTCGAGTAGAGATCTGACAGCATCACCAGCTTAGAGGCTGGCTTCCCCGCCAACACGGCGGCCGCCCTGTAGTTGGATATCAGCAACTCATAGGCCGCCTGCACCGCCGGCAGGCTGGCGCCGCCACCATAAAAATTGTTGAAGCCGCACAGATACACAGCCCCATCGGCGCCAAGGCCACCTGCAGCAGTTCCATCGGCCGGGATTATCTGCCGCCCGCCATAACCAAGGTTCAGCGCCTGCGCAGAGGCACCGGCTGCGGCAAGATCCAACCAGCTCGCCAGCGCACGGGAAACATTGAAGCCGTGCGTCCGGCTATCGCCAAAGCCGACGATGCGTTTCGAAGGTCTCGCCGGCGCCGCCCCCAGGGTAACGCCTGCCGGCAGCCCCAGCGCCTCCAGATCAAGGCTGGCACAATAGGGCCAGATAACAGAAATGCTGTTGGAGCCGATGCCCACCGGCACCAGCACCGTTGCCGCGCTGATGGGGTGCGGCCCTGATTTCGGCACCGGGCAAGCAAAGTCTCGCGCCGCCGCGCCGTTCACCATCACCGTGCCAACATCGGCATAGGTGTCGGTTCGCGTCACCAGTCCGGTATATCGCACGCGCAAGGTCAACAGCGTGGGCGCCACGGCCGACACCACGATGCTTGCCCTGGCGCCGGGCGCGCAATGTTCATAGCCCTGCTCGTCGACGATTGGCCGTGTGGCGCGGGCACGCGAAGCGGTAACGCTCCAGCTTCCAGCCAGATCGGAATAGGTCCAGGCCGCGTCGTTCGGCAGCACGGTCGACACAACCGGCGGCGCCACCAGCGGCGATCGCGGATTGCGCGTTGCAAAGGCTACCATTCCGGCACCTCTGCAAACGAAAGGCGGGTGGCGATTTGGGCGTCAACGCGCGCGGCCCGCACACTGGTCAGGCTGGCAGTTGCGCAGCGGAACACCGGGCCAACCCTGCTGGAGGGCGCGCACCGAACTTGCCATTGCAAATCCAGCGCTTCGAACGATTGCTGATAGTGCAGCTGCGTTCGTCGATAATTCGCCGGGATTGCGGAGAGGTCGAACACGTTGGTCAGGCCGAAATCCACCGGCGCGCCCTGCTCCGTGCCAACCGGCGCCCCATAGTTGGGCGCCTCCAGAACGATGTTGTCGAACCAGAATTGCGCATGAAACTGGTAGATCGTCGGGCGCGGCGCCTGGAAACAATTGTTCACCGCGTCGAACCACGGCTTGGAGGGCTCCAGATCGGCGTCCGTGTCGGGGCAGAATATCTTCTGCCAGGTCGTGCCGGCACTGTTCACCACGGCCGCCTGCGTCAGCTGGCCGGCAAACGGACGCGTCACACCCAGCAGTTTGTCCCATCCACCACCATTGAAGCGTAGCAGCGCGGTTTCACCCGCGTGCAGGATGCGGTTGGGCTGGCCGCCCATAAGATGCCCGCTGGCTGGAAAGCCCGCCAGCGTCAGCAACCCCGGCCAGCTAGCCGCCACCATCACCAGCACCGCGTCACCGATGTTCACTGCCGATACGGCCGGCATGTTCAGCGTCAGGGCAGCGGCGGCACCCGCCACCACTACCACCCGATTGATGGCCATCGCGTCTAGCACGGCGCTGCTCGTCACCGTGATGATCTCGGCAGGGTCCAAGCTGATGCTGCTGTTCAACACCTGCGAAAGCTGGGCGCCCTCATGCAGGATCGCCAACGTGTCCATCGGCGTTCCTACAAGCGGGTTCACTGGCACCAGCTGCCCGCCGGAAAGGCCCAGCAGCTTGCCTTCCAGGTCGGCAAGCGGCGGCAGCAGCATAGCGCCCGCACCAGCATCCGCATCGCGCACCACAACCGCTCTCGAAACGCCGTCGTCCAGCTCTTGTGCAATCAGCGTCAGCTTATCTAGCGCGGCCTCATGAGTTTGCGCCGGAAACGGATCATTGGGCACATAGTTGGTCCGCTGCGTCCGGGCCGTCACGCGCTTGATCCGGATGCGCTGGCCAACTGGAGGTGGCACCAGAAACACCACTGCTGCGCCCAGTACCTGAAAGTCGATGTTCAGCAACGCCGGCAGATCAGCGCCACCCCAGTTTCGCACGACCACCAGATCTGCTGCTCCGGCGAACGGAAACGGCACGGCAAAGCTCACCGTTACCCCATTGCCTTCATAGGCCACCCGACTTTGGGTTACCTCCACCGTCATTCGCTTTCCCCTTCGAACACATTGCTGATATCCGGCGCGCGCTCAGGCGCCGGGTCGCCGGGCGCCCACCAGTAGGGCGCGTTCAACTCATCCTCGGCCCGCCGGATCATCCGGCGGTTTGCCGCGTCGAAGTCCGGGTCTGCCATGCGCTGCATCTCGCCCCAGATCAGCCGATCCATGGCAAGCCGCGCATACCAGATGCTGCTGCCCGGCGTGTTTGCGCGCAGGAAGCGCACGGTCTCGCGCCCCACGTTGCTGTCGTCGCCGTCGGCCGCCTGCTGGATGTTCCCCATGGTCAGCTTGCCGAAGCCTTCCAGCGTGCCGGCAAGCGGCCCTGCAAGCGTCGCCGCAAAGCCGCCGCCCATGCGGTTCTGGTCGGAAAATAGGAAGTCACCCATGATGCCAAGGCCGCCGCCCTGGACGGCCGCCGCGCCCCAAAAGCGGGGGTCATCCATCGGCCGAGGGTCACGGCCTGCCAGCAGGGATTTTGTCTGGGCTGCCAGCGCACCGAACAACGTGGTGGCGATCATCACATGCGCCGCATATTGCGCGCGCGAAAGGGCGCCCCGCCCATGCACGGCGCGGGTCAGATGGGTGAACAGGATGGAGACAGGGAACGCCTTGAACTGCATCGCGCTCCGCACGAACTCGCCCATAACCGTGCCTGGCCGAACGCCGGCCGTGGTCACCGCCCGCGCGCGCAGCCCCGCATCGGGCACCGCATAGCGCGTCTCGGTCTGGATCATTTCCAGCAGCAGGTCGGAAAGCCGTTCGCGGTCGGCGGCCGGAATGGCCGGGTTGGTCCGCACTTCGTCCGGCCTCAGAAGGCCGCCGCCGTTCTGCGCCTGGTGCAAGGGCGTCTGCCGGATGGCATCCCAGTCGGCCGCTCCGATGCCATGGCGCTCGAAGGCCTGCCGCAAGGGCGCGTCTATGTCAGCGAAGGCCTTTCCGGCGTTGTCGCCGACAGAGCCCATGAACTCCATGCCGAACAGCCATTTGCCCACCTGCGTCCAGCGCGAAAGACCGGTCACCCGCAGCACGCCGGATGCCAGCCGCGAAGCCCAGGCCGGCGTGTTGAACTCATCGGCATAGCGATGCAGCGTTGCCATGCGGCTCGCCGCCTCCTCGGCCAGCAGACCGGATCGGATCGCCACCGCCCTCTCGCCCGCCTTAACGCGCGGCGCCATCCACTGCACATAGTCGCCCAGCGCCTTCGCCACCGGCAGGCCGTTGAAGGCGCGCGTGGTCATCTGAAAGCCAACGTCGGTCACGGCTGAAATGGCGGCCCCGCCCAGCTTGGCTGCGGTCTGCAGGCTGCGCGCTGCCGAAAAGCTGCGCGCCAGCTGGGCGTTCACCGGCCGCGTCAGCTCACCGTTGAACAGCCCCCACATGGTCTGCATCTGATATTTGGCGACGTTGGCCTTGCTTTCCACCGTCAGCACCCGGCCATTCGTGATGGCATCTGTCGCGGCGGCCTTGTCCAGCATGTTGGAAAGCCAGCGCACCGTCTGCTGCGGTTCAGGCCCAAGGATCTCCAGCGCGGCAATGTCGCGCGCCATCCCGTCCATGTGCCCCATCATCACGTCGAAGATGGCCCCCGGATCTCCGCGCGTGTCGCCGGCGCCGAACCGCGCCTGATAGTCCAGCCACTGGTCAGGATCTCGGAAGATCAGGAAGCGATGTTCGGCCCGCCTGTTCGCCAGGCTGCCGGCGCCGGCGGTCCCCAGCGTGCGGTCATCCCAGCCGCTGGTGATGATGCTGTCATAGGTCTCGCGCAGTTTGCGGTTCAGCTGCGCTCCCGTGAAGGGCCGGCCTGTCGCGTGGTTCACCATGCGCCCCACGTCCAGCATGGGCAGGATGCTTGCACGCCACTCGGCGAAGCCGGCCGCCTTCACCTTCACCGCGTCGTGCACCTGCGGCAGGCCCCAGTTCTGGATGCGGCCGATATCGCCGCCGGCCAGATTGAAACGTTTGCGCAGATACTCGGCCGCCTCGCCCCACGCCTTCGCCATCTGCTGTGCGGCGGCGTCACCGGTGGATTTTCCGAACGCCTCGCGCACCACATTTTCAAGCCGCGCGGGCTCCCGCATCCGGCCCAGCACGTCGCGGTCGAAGGTTTCCAGCAGATCGGCGATCATGCCGTGCGCCTTGCCCAGCACGGCCTTGCGGCGGCCTTCCACGTTGCTCATGCCGGTTGCGCGTTCGTCGAAGTCGAACAGCGCCGGGATCGCAACGTCCAGCTCCACGCCGTCGCCATCCAGCCTTTGCAGCTGCTGCACGATATCGCGGCGCGCATGGTAACGCAGGCCCGCCAGCCGCTGCCGGCGAAGGATGGCTGCCTGCGCTGCCGCCATCGTCTGCTGGGTGGCGGCGGCGGCGGCGGCGGCTGCCGACATGCTGCTGCGCAGGTTCGCACTCAGCTCGTCGAAGGTGTCGATATACAGCTGCGCCTGGGCGGCCGTGATGCTGCCCTGCGCGCGCAGGTTCAGGATGCAGGCATGGATCATGCCGCGCCCCCCGGATCTTTCAGGCAGCCTTCCACGGCCTTGAAGGCGGCCGCATCGGCATCGATGTCCGCCAGATCCGCGCGCGGGTCCGCCTCATCGCCATCGAACAGCGCGAACAGGCCGCCAGTCTCGCCATCTGGCTCCCCGCCGGCCTCCAGCTCGCCACGCATATCGTGCAGCAGGTTGTCAGCCTGGGCAGCCGCCCCGGCTCCATAGGGGTCGTCGAACTCGTCAATGGTGCGGCCGCTGGCCGCGTCAGCCGTCAGTCGTCGGAGAAGATCTTCTCCAGCATCTCCTTCGCCGATGCGCTGGGGTTCTGCTCGAAGATCTGCTGCGTCCGGCTGTGCACCCGGTCGTCGATCTCCGACAGGTCGGTAAAGCCCTTCGTCCGAGGTTCTGACGAGCGACGGGGCATTTCCTTCGGGGACGGCATTGCTGACATGCAGATATCCTTTCAGGTCACCACCGCGCTCGTCAAGCAAGCGCTGGAAATTGCGGGACGGCGCGTCCCCGATCGAAGCAACATAGTCTGGATCGACAAGCCTGCCAGTGGCGGCATAGCGCGCCTTCGCGCGACGGACTGCCTCATCTCCGGGCAGATCCACGAAGTGGACATAAACCGAGTAATTCTGCTTGACAAGTGCGTCAATGCGATTTTCGAGCTGGGCATAAGTGCGCCCCACCACGGGCAAAACGATGTTGTCCCCCGCCTCTACGGAATGCCTTTCCGCCACCCGCGCCAGATCCGCGCTTTCTTCGTGCACGGCCACGGCGCCGATGCCGTCCCGATACTCAGGCAGTTTCGCCTTGGCATCGTCGCTGTCCACGATGCGCGCGCTGCGCGCCTTCGCAAGCGGCTCTGCCAGCGACGATTTACCGGCGGCCGGCGGCCCCAGCACGATATGCGCCTCACGGCCCTTTGCTGCAGGGCGCGCAAGCAGATCCTCCACGATGGCAAGCCGCAGATCGCCACGCGTGCGGCCGCTGCCGTCGCCGGCGGCATCTGCGTTTCTGATGTTGTGTGTGCCGGGCGCCCCGCCCTCGGTGCGCGGAGGGTGCGCCTGAAGCAGCGCCTCCGCTTCCAGCCGTGCATCCTCGATGCTCTTGCCAGTACCGGGAAAAACCGGATTGTCGGGATCGCTCAGCCTGCCTGCGTCTGCGCCGACTGCACCCGCGCCGCTTTCCGCTGCATCACCAGTGCCTGCGCGTCCCGCCAGTCCTGCATCCCCTGCAGCATCTCGTGCAGGGCGTCCTCTTCCGACAAGCTCGTCAACAAGGTCGGGCTGCGATCGGAGGCCGGCGAGGAAGTCTCTGGCAGCGGCATCGGCTCGTTTCCCTTCGCTCATGGAAACAGCGGCACGCGAAAGCGCCGTGTTCACCGGGTTGTCCGTCACGCGCGCCAGCCGCTCTATCACGTCCGCCAGCTGCGCGTTCTGCTCGGCCACGGCGGCGGCGCGGCCGCGATCGATGCGGGCGCCTGCTTCGGCCAGCGTGTCGGCATTGTCGGCTGCCGAAACCAACGCACGCTTGGCGCGCCGCACACTCTCCAGCGCCCGTTCCAATATGCGGGCACGCTCGGCATAAAGGCTGCGCGTCACTTCCAGCACGCCAAACATGTCGGTCTGATGCTCGCGGCTTCTTGGCGCGGCCAGCATGTCGCGCAGCATCAGTTCACGCTGTGCCGCGCTCGAAACATCGGCGGTGCGCAGGGCCTGGATCATCTGCGCGTGCAACTCGGGCGCGTCGGGCGCCACCCGGCCGACGATCGCGCCGATAATCATGGTTTCGTCGTCGCCGTTGATAACCATGCCGAAAGCATCGTCAGACAGGCGCGCCAACCCCATGGATTGCTGGCCGAAGGCGCTGGCCTTGTTGAAGCCCTTCAGGTGCGCACTGTCGATCCCGGCCCGCCGGATGATCCGCGCCGCATCGGTCGGCGTTCCGGTGCCTGCCAGAATATTGGCCCCGGCGGCGCGAAGCATGGCGGTTTCCGCTGTCACGCCGTCTGCCTCGCGATACACATGCGAAAGCAGGCCGATGTCCTCATAGCGGCCTTCGCCGATCAGCCGCCGCGCCAGCCCGCTGCGCTGGTGTCCGTCCGCTACGAACAGGGTTCCGTCGGCGCGCTCCCACACCATGATGGCGCCAGCCGCATCGGCATTCCATTCCGTCACGCCGCGCAGCCTGTCCGTCACGCCCTGCCCGTCGCCGCCGGCCTTGTATTGAAACGTCTCGGGGTCGGTCTGCAGATCCTTGGCGGAAAGGATCCGATAGTTACCGGGAAGCTGGGCGTCGATCGCGGCAGGGCTCAGCGGCGGCTCCATTCCGGCAGGCCCTGGCAACGGGTCGTCGGTCAGCAGCGCGTCTTCCGTCTCGTGCAGTCGCTGCAGGTGCGCCGCATCGGCATGGGGATCAGGCGCAAAGGGCGAAGTGTCCAGGTCATCCGCCTGCCGCTTCAGCACCTTCACTGCGGCCAGCTCGGTCGCCGTCAGCGGCATCCCGCGCGTATCCGGCAGGGCTTCCAGCTCGCGCGCCAGGCGGCGGGCACTCATCGCTTCCACACCCTTGTCCAGCGCCACCCCACCGGCGGCGGCGGTCGCGCCCAGCCCGCCGCCCACCAGCGCCGCCAGCCCCAGGTCCAGCGCCGCATCGCCAAGGCCATATTCGCGGCCCAGCTCTTCCATGTTCCTGTCTTTGAACGCCAGCGCCGGCACGGTCGCAGCCGTGTTCAACGCCGCCTCGCGCAGGGCGCTGATGCCGATCTGCCGCGCGATCCCGCCGCTTACCGGCCCGCCAAACGGCAATGTCAGCCCCGTGGTAATCCACGTCACCGGGTCGGCCAGGGTGGATTGGATGGCGCCGCCCAGCTCGCCCACCACGGTTGCGGCCCCGCTGCCGGATGCCAGCACGCTCTCCGCGTCCACCAGGTCGCGCTTCCGGCGCGCCAGCACCGCGTTGTCGAAGGCATCCCGGTCGGGATAATCCTGCAAGAAGCCCGGATCGCGCTCGCGTTCGGCGGCAACCTCCTGCCAGATCCGGTCGGCAATGGCTTCACGGTCGCGGGCAAAGTTGCGCGGCGTGATGGCAATGCGCCGGCCATAGCCGGTGTCGATCGACGTGCGACCACGCGAACGCAGCGCGTCCACCACCGGCTGGGCCAGTTGCTTGGCGTAAAGGTCGTAACTGTCCGAACGGTCCAGCACGTCGGATTGTTGGCGGGCTGCCCCCCATATGTCGCCAAAGCTCGGCGGCATCGAACCGCCGCGCGGCAGGATGGCGCTCAGATCTGGCTGGGCGAAGCTGTCCAGAAGGCCGCTCATTGGGCGCCCCCGATGCGGAGGGCAAACAGCTTGCCGTCTGGCCGGCGCAGCGGCGTCGATGCGCCGGGCAGCACAACATAATATCTGCCGTCACCAGCGGAGTAGAGCGCACCCCCCCTTATTGTTTCAGCGGAAACATCGCGGCCGCGATCGTCCACTGGCCGAAGCCCGGCGGCTGCTTTCAGCCGCTCGTCTGTCAGCCGCGCCATAGAGCCGTCGAAATCCTCCTGGGAAACGCCGGCTCCCAGCACAACCGGCACGCCACGCCATTCCCCCAGGCCGCCGCGCTCCACGCCATCCGCGCCGCGCACGGCGCCAAGCGCCATCCTCACGCCGGCATCAAAGGCCGGCGCGCGCCAGTCGGCGCCGCCGCTACGGCCCCAGCGCGCCGCATAGATCTGGGTGGCGGCCGCCTTCGCCGGCCCGGAAGCCCCAGGCATGAAGCGGAAGGCCGGGCCGATCAGCGCTGTGAAGCGCTCATCCACCTTGTCTTTCGGCGCCAGCTTCGGCTGGGCCTTCAGATAGTCGGCGCCCTGGAACAGATCCTGCGTCGCTGCCAGCCGGCCTTGCCCGGCAAGCCCGATCGCCCAGCCCGCTACCGGGTCTTTCGCGGCAACCTGCCGCGCTGCATCCTTGGTATAGGGGCCGAACTGCGAAAGCTGCGAAACCGCCACCATTTTCTGCTGGGGCGTGCCGGTCGTCAGCTGCAGCGTGAAGGCGTCCGCTTCTGTGGATGTCAGCGGCGATGGCTTCACGCCGTAGCGCCGCGCTGCGGAAGTCGCGATGGCGCCACGTCGGCGGAAGCTGTCAGGGTCGTTTCCGTCCAGTGTGGGGATCTGCTGGCCATATTGCGCTTCCCACCCAAGCAGATCCTCGCTGGCGGCTTTGCGCTGGGCCTGCCGAAGGTCGCGCAGCTGGTCGCGCGCCGCGATGGCCGTGGGGTCAGCATTTGCGCCATCCTTGGCGATCTGCGCGGAAAGCGCCTGTTCGTTGAATTGCAGCTCAACCGGGCTCATCCGGCCAAACTGCTGGTTTACGGCCGCCTTCGTCCCCAGCACCGCTATGGCAACGGATTGCCCGGGATTGCCCAGCGAACCCGCCATGCGCGCGGCCTGCCGCACAGTGTCCATGGGCACAGGAACCCCGGCGCTCAGGGCAGCACTGATGCCACCCACATAGTCGCGTGCGGCTTCCCTGCGGTCCCGTTCGGCTTCGCGCGCAGCGGCGGCCGCCGCCCTTGCTTCTGCCCGCCGTGCGGCCTCCTCGGCGCGCGCCTGCGCCTCGCGCCCCCGGATCTCGCTGTCCACCCGGTTCGTGATACCGGTCATGTTGTCGGCGTCGATCAGGCTATTCAGCTTGCCCGAGCGCAGGATTTCCCGCGCCTTATATGGGTCACGCTCGGCCAGCCCCTCTATGAAGCTGCGCGAAAGCCGGTTGGTGGCCAGCTTCTCCAGCTTCGATTTTTGCTCGGCATTCAGCTGCGGGATTGCCGCCAGATTTTCGCGGAACAGCGCCACGGATTGCGCCAGGCCGCGTTCGCTGCCGGCGATGGCCAGGTCGTTCGCGGCCGTCGAAACCGCCGTGTCGAAGTCGCTTGCGGCCTTGTGCGCCTGCACGCCCACCACATAGGCGCCCTCGTCCAGGTCCAGATCGGCGCGCAGCTCCGCCACCCGCGCCTGATACTCCGCCTGCAGCTTGGGGCTGGTCACCCCACCCATGAAGGCGGCGGCCCGTTCGTCGAAGCGCTTCAACAGGCCTTCGCGATGCTCGGCGCCGTCGGGCGCCATGTTGCGCCGCGCTTCCTGCCGGTCTGCGGCGGTCGCTGTGCGCAGCCCCACAAAGTCGTTCAGCTTCGCCAGACGCTGTGCATTCTCGCTTTCGCGCTGTTCCTTCTCCTCGCGCGCCGCAATCGCTTGCCCCATGCGTTGCAGGCCATGCCCCACCTGGCCGCCGAAGTGGCTGGCATCCACGCGCGGCAGATCCAGCCGCGTGCCCACCTCGGCCGCCACCTGGGAACGATATGTCGGAATGCGCGCCATCAGCCGCCGGCACCCACAGCAGCGGCACCCGCATCCATGATGCCGCCCAGCAGCTCGAAGGCACCCTGACGTTTCGCCAGTCGGGCCTGATAGTTCAGCGCTGCGGATTTGTTATGCGCGTCCGCCTTCACGCGCAGCCGATCCAGCCCGCTTTCCACTTCGATTTCGCGCAGGGCGTCCAGGGCGCTGCCGCTGCCCATGCCGCCACCGTTCGCGCCCATGCCGGCAATGGCCTCTCCGGCCGTCCGGCGGGCCTCCATGCGGATGTCGTCATCCTGCGCCACGCCGGTGCGGATGGCCGCGCGCGCTTCTGCCCGCATCAGCTTCGCGTTGGCCTTGCCGGCCATGAAGCCGGACACGCCCTTTACCAGCGGGCCGCCCATTTGCAGCGCCTTGGCGGCCGTTTGCGATCCGCCGTTGCTCATGCGGCAGCCCTTGCGCAGTCGGCCGCCCGCACGAAGGTCAGGAACCCGTCGGCCAGCACGTCCAGGCTGGCAGGCACCAGATGCAGCCCCAGCAGGGCCGCCCAGCGTCGGGCCGGCAGCCAGTCGGCGCGGATCAACGCCTCCACGCGGCCATATGGCGCGCTGGCAATCTTCTGGCGCACCAGCCGCGTCACCGCCGCGTGGTCGCGGCCAAGGCCCTGCGCCACCAGCGCCCAGGCGATCGCATAGCTGCCGCGCTGGGAACTCGCGGCCGAAGGTGAAGCTGCCATCTCATGGAAACCGCCGGCGCCCAGCACCCACCCCTTGGAGTCCCGCGCAGTCCAGCACGGCCCCGCCTCCACCAGTTGGCGGCCATAGTCCTCGTCGAGGACCGGGCTGGCAGAACCAAGCCACTGCTGCTGCACCGGCTCCAGGAACAGCCAGTCCAGATCGGATGGCACGAAGGGCGAAAGGAAGATGCTCATTCGCCCTCGCTCACTTCCAGCCGCGGCGCCAGGCTCAGCAGGGTGAAGGGCAGGGCCTGAAAGCTCTCCACCACCACCCGCGCTTCGCGATCATAACCGCCGGGGAACCCCACCAGCCGCTCGCCGGAGAACAGCGGCGGCGCCGCGTCCATGGCATGGGCGCTCGTGCGAAACTGCACGGTCTCATTCAGCCCGCCCGGCCGACGCACGCGGATGCCCAGCGTCTCCTGCAGGTCAAGGCCCAGCTTCACCACCCGCTTGATCTTCGTCAGCCCGCTTCCGCTCCCCACGTCGGCGGTCAGGCGCATGCTCTCCACCAGCGCGGCAAACGGCAGGCCCACATGCACCTGCCGCGCCGGGCGCTCCAGCTCGATGGAGCCGCCGATCACGGTCAGGTCGGGGTGCGAGGCGCCATCGGTCACCACGGTCACCGTCTGCCCGTTCAGATGCGCCAGCCCGCTGATCACGGTGGCGGGCGCCCCCTGATAGGTCAGGCTGCAATCGACGAAACAGCCCGATGCCTGCTCGTCCCCCTCCTGCCACAGGGGCAACAGGCGCTCGATCGTCTGCCGCTCCACCCCCGCGATCGTGCGCGTCACCGCCAGCCACAGCTGGTCCTGCGTGCCGTCGGGCGAAGGGATGCAGCAGATGCTGCGCACGGTGCCCGCCGTGTCGTGCAGGGAAAAGCCGCGCACGTTCTGGTCATCGCTCCACGTCAGGCACACAAGGCGGCCATCGCTGCGCAGGCCCCACACGCTGGCTTCCGGCTCCATCTGCGCTGCCAGCCGCGTCACGCGCGGCCGGGTGATATGCTCGGCTCGCACCGTTACGTCGGGCGCCTGATAGCGGTCGCGATCATAGGCATAGTCGGCCGCGCGCAGCTTCCGCCCACCCTTTGCAACGAACAGCGTGGCCGTGCCGATCGCCACCGGCCGCACCGGGTAGCTGCCGTGCGCCGACTGTCGGGGCGTGGCCAGATTGTTGAAGGCCACCGCTTGCGCCGGGTTCACCGGCTGCACGGCATATTCGGCCGCGCTGGTGCCCACCAGCAGGGAACGGTCGTTCGCCAGCCAGCGCACCCGTTCCGGGCGCGGTAGTCGGCGGCGAATGCCAAGGTCGGCCTGCGCCAGGCCGCTGCCGTCGCGGGCAGAAAAATCCTCATAATCGCCCACCACGCTGGCAAACAGCTGGTTGCCCTTCGCCAGCCACAGCCGTTCGTCGCGGATGGCCACGGCATCGGCCCAGCCTTCCGCATTGCTGAAGGCTCCCATCGCCCACAGTTTGGAAGGGCTGGCCACCACCTCGTCTGGCAGGCGCTTGATCACGGTGGCCGAAACCTGCGTCGGGCTCAGATAGCCCGTGATGCGAACGATCCCGGCCCGGCTATAGAGGTATTTCCACAGCACGCCGCCGACATCATCGCCGTTCAGGTCCTTGCCCTCGCTCGTTCCGTCCCGCTCGCTGCCTTCGTCATGAATGGGTCGGTCGGTGCCGGTGCGCTTGCTGCTGCTGGCAGGCATGGCAATGGCCTCATACACCTTGCCGTCGCTTCGGCGCTTATCGCCGATCTCCATCTTCACCTGCGGTTCCCAGGCCGGAATGCTCGCGAAGTCCGCGCACTCGATCTCCAGCAGGCCGCCCGCATGGCCAGCTTTGAAGATCGGGCCGGAAGCGGTGATGGTCACCGCCCCCTCGCCGGCGCTCGCCTGCACCGTCAGGCCATCATTGTTGTTCTGGTCGTTGAAGGGGCCGTTCTTCAGTTCCAGCGCGGATAGCGCGAACGTCGTCGCGCTGGTGCGCACCAGCACCTGGTGCGGGTTGCGGCCATCCACCAGATACAGCTTCTCGGCCGATTGCTCACTTTGCAGCAGCGGCAGGTCGGCTGCCAGAAACGGCGTGGCGATCTGGTAGGGCACGCCCGGCGCGCTTTCCACCTGCGCGTCATTCGTGAAAAACCGGAAGTATCCCGGCCCGGCCTCGATCACATAGCCCTGCGTTTCGTTGTACACGAAGGGCAGCAGCTCCACCCCGGCAATCCCGCCCGCCTCTGCCACCCAGCGTGTGCCGCTGCGCTTCACCAGCGGCCCCTGCACGGTTACCACCATATTGCGGATCTTGCGGGCCGCCACGCCATAGGCAGCCAGATCGGGGCGGCCTTCCATCCGCGCGGAAAGCTCGCCTCCGTTGAAGCTGGTCTGAAGCAGGCTCTGCACCATCTCAGGCGCCCCGCTCTCGCGCCAGCACCCAGTCGTCGGCGGGCATGTCTTGCGGCGCGTCCTCGATGCCGTTCACAGCCTTCGCCGTGCGAAGCTGTGCAATATACTCCTCTTCGGCGCGCGCCTTCGCGCTGTCGCTACCAGTGATTTTTTTCGCCACCTGCATGGCGATCCGCGCCGCCAGCGCTTCCACGAACAGCGGGTCGAAGCGCCCGGTGTCTTCCACCCGGCGGATATAAAGGATGTTCAGCGGCCCCGGCCCGTGCACCAGGATCATGCTGCCTTCCAGCCGATATCGCCGCTCGTCGTCCAGCTCCACGAAGCGGATGAAGTCGGCCGGCTTCTGGAAAAGCGTTTCCGTGCCCCACCAGCCGGCTGGCTTTTCCGCCAGCTCGGGCAGGCTGGCGCGCGTCCGGGCGAAGTCCCACGGGTGCGCGCGCAAAACCGCATCGCGCATGGCGGCGAAGCAGGCATTCACCGCGCGGGCAGCGCGGCTGTCTTCGTCCAGCGAATTGATTTCACCTTCGTCGCCGATCTTCTCCAGCGCAAGGTTCGCAATTTCAACGGCAGAGGCCATCAGGCGGCAGGCCATTTCGATTGCAGGATGTGGGCTTCCAGGCGGCCCAGCATTTCCAGCAGGTCGGCGCGGCGCATCTTGCTGCTGAACTCCACCGTCAGTTGCACGCCATCACCATTCACGCCGGCGATCGCAGATCCCGGCCCTTCCGCCACCACAGGGATCCGCGTTCCCATCTGCAGGGTGTAGCTTCGCGTTGCCATCAAAGGCCTTTCCGAAAATTGGGGCGGCGTCGTCGCCCGCCGCCCCAGTTGGGGGTCAGGCCGCCGCCGAAGCCCAAACTTCCACGATGAACGTGCCGGCCGTTGGCAGGTCGGCGGCGCCCACGGTCAGGAACACATCCTGCGGGCTGGGCGAAGGCGGGTCATCGGCAGCCGCCACCGGCATGCCGATTTCCACGCCGGCCGCGTTCTTGATGGCGGCGGCCCGGAATTGGCCGTTGGTCGCGTGCACGGGGCTGGTGCCCACGGCGATTTGCGCCGTGGCGCCCAGGGCAATGCCGTTCAAAATCGTCAGCGCCGGCACATATCCGGCAGGCAGCTGGAACAGCAGCACATTGTCGGCCTGCGTCACCAGCCCGTTGCCGGCGACCGCCAGCGCGATCACCGCGCGAAAGCGCTTCAGGTCGCCACCGATCACCGCACCCTCGGCACGCAGCTTCGGCACTGTGCCGTCGCGCACGCCCAGCATTTCCTGCGAAAACTTCTTGGCCATCTCGTCTCTCCTGAAATCTTGGCGGGCTGGCGGCAGGCCTGCGGCCTGCCGCCGCCTGCATCACTCAGCGCACAGGATCTGCACGCACTTGGCTTCCTCGGTGCGGGTGCCGGTCTGCATGTTGCGGGCGTAAACCTGCAGGGCGAAGTTCAGGTCTTCCCGCTCGCTCACGCGGGCGAACAGGCTTTCCCACGTCACCATGGCCATGCCGCGCTTGCACCAGGTCGGAACCCGGCGATACACGCCCGAAAGCGTGATGGCGGCGATGTCCTCGCCGACGCTCGCCGGGTTCCCGAACTCCATGGGAATGAAGTTGAAGCCCAGCAGCCGCGCCAGCTTGCCCTCGCGCAGCACCGGCGCGTCGAAGGCGTTGAAGTCACGCGAAGTCATCTCGATCTCGCGCTGCAGATCGCGCACCTGGTGAGAGGTAAGGGCGCAGAACAGCTCTTCGCTTTCCACGTCCACCAGCCCGGCGCGATACAGGCGGGCGGCTTCGGCCAGCTTGTCCACGTTCATGCCCGTCGCCGCCGCACCGCCGAAATCCACCGGCACAATGTTGGCGCCGCTGAAGGTCACCTGCGTCTGGCCAGTCTTGCCGGTGTAGTTCACGCCATAATAGCCTTCCAGGAAAGCCATATCCTTGGCGCGCTCAAGCGTGGCGGCGCCGGTTTGCGTGTAACCACCCTGAAGGCTGATCCCGGCTTCCACCTGGTCGATGCTGTCCACACCACGCACGAACACATAGGGCTCGGTGCGTGGTGCCCAGCGGCGCTGGAAGTCGCCGCTCTTCAGGTTGATCGACTGAAAGCGTGTGCTGATCCGCTCGGGCAGGGCAGAGCCCACGATGTTGGTCACTTCGGTCAGCTCGCCGCTGCCGGGCTGCTGAATGGCGTGCTGTGCCAGCTTCGATTGCGCCTGCTGGCTCACCAGCTGCATGTTGTTGGTGAACTTGATGGTCGGGGTCTGAAGGATAGACATGGGAAACTCCGCTCGATTTGGCTGTGATCGGGCGAAGGCGTGTCGGCGGGCTGCCGGGCCGTTCTCGCAGTTTGGCGCCAGCTACGGCGTGCGGCTCCACCGCAAGGGCCGGGGGCGTTCCCATCCTCTGCGAAACAGAAAAGGGGGGCGGCCGTATCCGGGCTCGCCCCCCTTTCACCACGGGGTGCAGGGGCGCATGGAAGCCCCCCGAATGAAGTTTTTTTTAGCCCGCCCGGCGCCGCTCGGCGGCGGCCGCTTCCACCTTGGCGATCAAGTCCCATTCGTCCTGAAGGCTCTTCGGCGCCGTGCCGTTCATCAGCTGGTCCCTCAGCGCCTTGTCGCGCATGATCTCGGCCTTCCGCGTGGCCGCCTGATCGGTCGTCATGCCGCCGCTATCGCCCTGCCCGTCGCCGCCGAATGTGCCGGCCTCGCCCAGCCCATTCCCCAGCCTTGCCATCAGCTTCATGGTGTTGGCTAGGCCGTAACCCATTGCCATCTGGTTCACGTCGCCGGGCTCCAGCCCCAGCGCTGCCATGCCACGGCGCGAAAGCTCCATGTTCGCCTTATAGGCGCCCTTCCATTCTCCCTGCAGCTCGGCCTGCGCGGCCTTCGCATTTTCGGCCGCCGTGGCGCTGTCCTGGCTATCCAGCCACTGCACCAGCTCCTGCGCCTGGTGCGGCAGCAGGCCGATCTCGTGCGCCTTCGCGCGATAGCTTTCCACCAGTCCGGCGTCGAAGCCGTCCGGCAGCTTCAGGTCATAGGCGTCCGGCGCGTCCGGCCGGCCCAGCGCCTTCAGCGCCGCGTCCAGTCCGGCCTTGTCTTCCGGCCCCTTGGGCAGCACGAACTTCTCGCGGCCGATCTGGCTTTCCAGCCCGCGCATGGCTTTGATCATTTCCGGCAGGCTGGAATATTTTTTGTTGTCCAGCCACTCGGCATCGGAAAGCCCTTCGCCGCCCTCAGGCTTTGCGTTGCTCACCTTCAGCGTATCGCCCTGCCACCAGGGCACGCCCTTTGGCTCGCCGCCATCTTCCTGCCCTGCGGCCGCGCCGCCTTCACCGGCATCGGCGCCGGCGCCATCTGCCAGCAGCAGGTCGGCGGCGCTTGCGCCGGCATCGGCCGTCCCGCCGTTGGCCGCACCGCCGTCTGCGCCGGCCCCCTCAGTCGTCGTCGTCATTCTCAGGCTCCTTGATGTCGGCCAGCTGCCGGTCGGTCAGGTTCAGGAAGGTCTGTTTGCGCAGCCACACTTCGCGGCGGCCCTCGCGGAAGGCATGAATGCGAGCATCGGGGTCGAAGCAGGGCGTCTCCGCGTGGCAGAAGCGTTTCAGGTCGGCCAGCACCAGCTCCTGCGCCGGGGTGAACCGCCCCTGCGCGTCCGGCCCGAACACTTCGCGATAGGCGCCGCGCAAACGCCGCATACGTCTCAGACGAAGCCGCTCAATCAGCCCCACGTCAAAGCCCCGCCGCGCCGGCGGCCTCTTGTGCCTTCGCAAAGGAAAGTGCTGCACGGCCCGCCACATCGGCACCCTGCAGCAACTCGCCCACTTGCGCGCTCGCCTGCTCGGCCTCGCGCTCGGCTGCGCGCCGTTCCGGGGATTTCATCCAGCTGGGCGGCACGCCCTGGTCTTCCAGCAGGCCGGCAATGGCCGCGTCGAAGTCGATCGCCGCGTAAACCTCCGGGCCGATCGCAGCCGCCACCGGCCCCAAGGCCTCAAGGCTCCGCATCAAGCCTGCGCTGCGTTCGCTGCGGGCAGCGCGCTGCAGCGGATTGTCGTAGGTCACCCGATATTCGCCGTCGATCTCGGCCAGCTCGGGCGGCAGCGGCGGCAGGCGGCCCATGGCGGCCAGAATGTCGATCTCGCGCTCGATCATCGGCCCCAGCAGCTCGGCTTCGATCTTGCCGGCAGCAGGGCGCAGCAGAATGCCCTTCTCCTTGGCGCGCTCCATCACCTCGGTTGCCGTCATCCGGTCGGGCGTGTCGGAATAGATGGAAAACAGCGGCACAAGGAAAGCCCGCTCCACCAGCTTCTGGGTATCCGCCAGCAGCTCCATTCCAAAGCGCAGGTCGCTGCCGAAGTGCATGGGTTTCACCAGTTCTGCGCCGCGATGGTCCAGCCCGCCCACGTTCACCGCATTCGGCCGAAGGCTCAGCTTGCCCAGGATACCGTCGTCGGCCGTCAGCAGCGGCGGCTTCACCGCCCGGTGCCCGGCCTCCATCATGGTCTTTTTCTGCTCGTTTGCCATTTTCAGGTCGGGCAGGGCCATCATGGCGGGCGATCGGCCATAGGGTTCGCGGGGGCTGGCCGTGAAGCGCGGCACCAGCAGCGGCATGGTGCGGTATCCACCTTCGCGCACGATGTCGGTATCAGTCACCGAAACCACGATGCTTTCAAAGGCCATGCCGCGCCAGTCGATCCGTTCCGGGTCGCGGTCCATCCGGGGTCGGATGCAATGCACGAACTCCAGCACGCGGTCGGGGTTACCGCCGGGCGCCAACGCTTCCCGCACGCTCGCCAGCCGCGTTGCCGTTTCCGGCCAGCGGCGCGCCCATTCACGCGCCGGCAGGCGGCCCTTGCGGTAAACGCGATCGACAAAGCCGTGGTGGTTTTCTTCTATGCACACCTCGCTCATGTGAATGCAGCGATAGGAAATGCCTTCGCCCAGCACCTCGTCCACCCACAGCGGGCCAGTGCCGAAAGCACCCAGAGAAATGCGAACCTCGTTCAGCTGGTTCTCGAAATTCGCGCGCGGCGAATAGCGCATATAGAACAGCTCGTCCGTCACCGCCTCGAAATAGGCCTGGACGCGCGGCTGCCGATCGACGGACTGGATGCCGGTTCGCAGCCCGTGCCAGCGCTGTTCGCGGGGCATGATCATTTCGCCCAGCGCCGCGCCGAACGTCTGCAGCGCCAGCGATCCGGTGCTGTCGAACATCTTGCCCGTGCGGCGTTCGCCTGAAGCCGAAAGCGTGGTGAAGTCCGCCAGGTGCGGGCAGATGCGCTCGGCTATCTGCTGCCAGTGCGCATCCCAGTTCGCGCGCTCGCCAAGCAGGCGCGCGTGCGTCTTCAGGATCTCGTCCGCACGTTCGCCCATCTATTCAGCCCTCTGCATCCACATGTCACGCATCGTAAGCGCCTCAGCACCCTTCAGAAACGCGCGGGGTGCGAACTGCTCACGCGGCGGTTTGGGAAGCCCGCGCGGGTCGCGGGTCGCAAAGCTGGCGATGCGCTCCAGCAGCGCCCCCCGGCTCTGGCTCAGCGTCAGGCCCTGCGTGTGCTGGCTGATAACCACGATGTCGCGCAGGGTCGGCCGCACCCACCAGCCGGAGCGGTCACCCTTGCAATACATGGAAATGCCCATGACCGGATGCCCGTCACGCTGCTCGCAGGTCACAGTGTCGAGCAAGAAGTCACGCACGTCCTGCCCGTCGGTCCACAGGCCGACAAAATTGCCGTGATCCCCGTCGCCGCCATAGTTTTTGGGCAGCACGGTGTGCAGCATCAAACGGGTAAAGCGGTTATCGTTGCCAGGCGACCCCAACAACGGCGAACGCCTGGTGCGCCCCAGCTCGCAGTTGTCCACCCTCACGTCGTCGTTCTTGGCTATGACCAGCGCGGACCAGAAGTCAGTTATCTTCGAGTTGATTATCGTGATGTCGGCCGAACGACTGTCCAGCACCAACCCGTAACCGTTGGGCGACCCTTCGGTGTCAAGGGAGCCTGAAGCCATCAACCCGTCGAACGCAATACCTTGAGCCACAACGCGGATGCACGCGGTCTTTGTCGCGTCCCCCAACTCCGCCTGCTCAACCCGCAAGCCTTCAAAGCGATGGCCTGCGCCATAGATCAACAGGCTCTCTGCAACGCCGCCGCGAACCGTCACGCCCGTCTGCTTGGCGCCAAGCTTCACCGCGCCCAGCGGCTCGTCCGCCGCGAAGATAAGAACGGCGCCGGGCTTCGCCGCCGCGATGGCCTGGGCTGGGGTCATCGTCGCCATCAGGCCGGTTCCCGCGCGCCAGAAGTCACCGTCTCGCCCCGGATTGCTCCGCCGAGATAGGTGTCTGTGCAGGCTACGCCGCCGATGCCGATCATGGGCGAGCCCGTCGCCGGGCGATAATCCCCATTGCCAGCACCAACAACGGCAGCCTTGCAAAGATCCGCGCGATAGTCGGTCATTCCCAACCAACTGAGCGTAATCGCCTCGTAGGTGCGCTGCACTTGTGCCCGACGGCCAAAATAGGAAAACTGGAAATCTTGCGGGTTTGCAATAGCATCGTTGGCATTCACGTTGCCTTCAAAGCCTACGCCATAGATATATTCCCAGCTTCCTGTCAGCGAGCCGTCGTTTTTGAACAAGTCGTGCTTCGTGGCCGTCCTGGCGAAGACGCAGTTGCGGATCACGTTGCCGATATGCTGCAGATTGACAAAGGGGCTGGGGCTGTCGTTGTAGCAGCCGTTCCAGCCATTGCCGAGGACAGTCATACCTTCGAAGATGCTTTCCTGCATCTGCTCATAGGCAGACTCGCCAACACCCCATATACGCTCGCCAGTCGCCCCCTTCGATCGCTCGCACAGGCTGTTGATGATGGCGAACCGCTTATAGGTCGTCGGCGCAGCCTGCGTGTCATTGCCGCTGGACCAGGCGCCGGCGGTTGTCGTGAAGCGGCCAGCCCAGTCCATGGCCGTGCACCCCCACACCATGGCGTCCGAATTGGGAAAGGTGGAAACCCCCCACGTGCCGAAAGCCACAACATCGCGGTTCAAAAACAGAGGATCGGCGATCTTGGAGCCGCCGATATGCACAACCGCTTCGGCGGCACGGCTGGTTTCGCACGACCGCATCAGCAAGGCGCGGGTGTTGGAACCATTTGGGCCCAACCCGTATTTCCACCAACGCAGCCGCGTCGCCGAAAGGATGGCGTAACCATTGGCCGACGTGCCCGAGAATATGCCGGTCGTTGCAGCCTCGAAGCCCGGTTTTCCGATCACCTCCACATTGTCGAGATGCCAAAGCCCGCCGCCCAGCGGCGCTTCACCGCCCTGCACCTGCAAGTTCTGCAGCCAGAAGCGCGCAGCCTGTTTTGACGGGGACGTCGACCCAGTCCGCCAGATGCAATTCTCGCGCGGGCTGGCATCGTCCGGGTCGCCCTGGACCACCAACCGCCCCTCGTTGCAGTTTGCGCCAGAGGTCACCGTGGTTGCGCCCCAGCCCTGCACACCGGCCGCCAGCGTAATCGTCGCCCAGTCCATCGCCCGCGCGGTGTCGGCGGCCCAGCCATTGCGAGCCGGGAGCGCCCGATTGGCCAGATACAGCGCCTGCATCGCAGTCGAAATATCGGCGGCAGCCGTTCCGGCCTTCGCCGCAGAGAGCGAGGCGCCCACTGTCACACTCGCCGGCGTCGTCGTGCCGGTTGCGCTGGACACGAATACATGCGCTTCGGGGTAGAGAGTGCCGTCCGGATCGTAGCAAATAACCAGCGGAGAGGCCCACGCGGTTGCGTTGCCGTTCGTCGTGTCGGTCGATTGCCCCGAGCCCGTCGAGCGTTCCGCTCCGATCCAGGGATACTCCGTCCGGTGAATGGTCACCGGCCCGGCGGTCAGCCCGGTAAGGTCGATTTGCGCTCCCCAGCAATGCAGGTTGTCGCCGTATTGCGTGGACACTCGTGGGGCCGTAACCCAAAAGTCTTTCGTCGTGGTCCCGTCGGTCGCCGTCAGCTTCATTCCGGCGATCGCCTGATGCAGCAGCGGCCCGAAATGGCGCGGGTGGTGCGCCGCCACAATTACGTCCACGTCCACCAATGCGGTATTACGCACCAGTGTGTAATTCGGCTGTGCCCAGCGCGAAATAGCAACCGGCAGCGTCCGGGCCGAGTTGTTGGCAATTGCGCCCAGCGCAACCGCGCTCTGGCCAGCCTTCCAACCATCGGCAAAAGTCACCGCCGTCACGCTATCGCCGGCGTAGACCCTGTTGGAAAGTGCCAGCCGAACTGTGCGGGTGCCGTCGCCGTGGTCGGTTTCGTCGAGGGTGGCCTCGCTTGGGTGCGGCCGTCGAAGCGCCTTGGTCGCAACAAGCACCTCAACGTCACCCGAAGACGCCACCGCTTGGCCGCCCGAGCGCGTATAGCCCTGCCGCGCCACGGTCAGCATCACCTTCGGCGAGCTGTCCGGCGAAAGTGGGAACTGATCGACGCCACCCGAGAGATATTGGCCTTCCGTGCGATCGAACGACACCGGCGCCCATGCACCAGGCGTAGCGCCCCACGCGCCGCGCACGGCCAGAACCCAGCCATTCGCCTCTATGGAGACGGCGTAGGTCGGAACCGGCGGCGCATCATTGTTCAACACCGTGAAGTCGGCCGTTGCGCTGCCAAGGGTGCAATTGACGGGGTTGGAGATCGTCACTCGCCCGCCTTCGTCCGGCTCCACGTCGGCGTCGTCCACCGTCGCAAAGGTTCGTGTGGCCGAAAGCTGGCCCGCCGCGATCGTCACGCCGCTCCAGGTCGGAAAAGTGCCGCCGAAGTCGGCCGCGTTCAGCGGATTTGCGCCCTGGCCTGAAATCGCGATGTCCACCATCATGGGGCTGGCGCTGGTGGCCGATGCGGTCACCGTCACCGTCATCGTTCCGCCCTCGGCGAGCGATCCGGTCACACTTACCGAGACGGATGGGCTATCACCCGGCAGTGGGGTAACGTCGCCCGCAGGCCAGGCCCCCTCGGATATGTGCATGCGCACCGTTTCCAGCAGTCTCACAAGATTGCCGCGCCGCATCTTGTTGGCGTTGACAACCAACTGGACGCCGTTGCCCGACACACCGCCGAATGCCGCGCCTTCGCTCTCGCTCACCTGTGGCAGGCGCTGCCCCAGCGGCAGGGTGTATCTGCGCGTTCCCATGCTTCAATACCCCAGAATGATGCTGCCGGCCGAAACACTCGTGCCCGTCGCCATGATGCGCCTCACGCGAAGCGGCAGGTGCAGGCCGGCCGTCACTGTCAGTTGAACGGGCGCGCTGTCGTCCACCGCGATCAGCGATACCGTGCCGGCCTGGCCGAAATACACCAGCCGCGTCACGCCGGGCGCCGGCAGGTCATTCGCATCGCTCAGCACGGCAGCGCGCAGCACACGAATGGGCGCCTTCGCCCCCGTTTCGCCGGCCATTTTACTCGGCATCGGCGCCAATCCTTTCGATGATCAGGCTGCGCGCGGGCAGGTGCAGCCCGTTGCCCGCGCCGAACTGCACAGGCGTCTGCAGGCCGCAGCGCCCCAGCAGCACGTCCGGCTCGTCGGCGCGACGGCCCAACAGGAACACGGTCGAAACCATGCGCTTCACCAGCCCGGCCTCGGCAATCATATCCACAGATGCCGTCACCGTCGCCTGGTCCAGTCGGCCGACATGCAGCAGATCCGTAATGGCAATTTCGGTCAGGCCGATTTCATCGTCCGGCGTATCCGTGCCCAGCGCCAGGAACATCTGTGGCAGGGAAATCGAAGCAGCCGCCGGGATGAAAAGTGGCTGCTGCACAACGTCGATCACGTCGCCAGCCTCAGGCGCTGCGTCGCTGGCTTCCAGCCGCTCGGGAACCTTGGCATCACCAGCTCCACTGGCATCGTCGGCAGCGCCGCCATGGTGCCCATGATCGTCATCCGCAGAAACAGCGATTGCGGCAGCGCCTGCCTCGGCGTCCGTGCCGGCGTCCAGATCGCCGGGGGAGAGATCAGCGGCAGCGCCTTCCGCCACCGCTGTCGTATCTTCGCCAGCCTCGCCCTCAGCACCGTCGGCGGCTGTGGCCGCAACAGATGCTGCCTCATCTGCCAGCGGCGCGTCACCCGGCTTTGCTGTCTCGCCATTCATCGGGCCCTTCTTCGCCATGCTCACTCTCCAGTCAGTTGTTTCGGCGCCGTGCTGCTGGCTTCCGCCCCGCCCGCGCCCAGAAGCTCGTTCGCGCCACCACCACGCCGCTTGCGCAGTCGGCGCATTTCGCCAGAGGCCTCCTCCACGCTGTCGCGCTGGGGCGTGGGCGCGGCCTTCGGCCCCTCTCCGCGCAGGCCAAGCAGGCCAGCCATCAGGCGTCGTCTCCGAAGATGTCGTAATCCGCGCCAATCACCTGCATCCGCCCGCTCCCACGCTCCATGCCCAGTGCCGCCACCAGTCCACCCGTGCCGCCCAGCTCGAAATATTCGGCGGCTTCCGCGATATGGCTGAACGGGTTCTTTGCCGGTTTGGTATCGAAGCGACCGCTGGCGCCAAGCAACTGGATTTTTCGGAAATGATATCCGCTGTTTAGTGCTTTTCTCAGGTTCTTCATGCTGGGGCACATCAGGAAGCTGGGCTGCCCCTCCACCATGCGGGTCAGCTTCGTCTTCAGGGCCTGCTGGCGTGCCAGCGGCTTGTTCGTCGGCGCCGGGCGGATGCGGAACTTCACCACGTCCTGCACGGCACGCATCCAGTGCGGATCCGCGCCCTCATCGTTGCCTCCATATTCGGCGGACGGATCGCAGACTCCCTCCACTTCGCGCACGTCATGGTGGCGGCAGCGCTCCTGCAGGCCCTCCAGCAACATTTCGCCAAAGCGCCTGGGCCCTGTGCCCGGCCCACTCACCACTTCAGCGATCAGCCGCGTGCGGCCGCCCGCCAGCTCCTGCCCGATCACTGCTGCCGGCGTGCCGCCTGCATCCATGGCCACCCTCAGCTTCACGCCCCGCACGGGTTCCAGCCGGGTGGCCGCCACATGCAGCGTGTCGTTGAACTCAGGGTGCACGGGCTTTCCATCCCGGCTGTAGCCCCAGCGGTTGTGCACCAGGCGCCGCGCCCGCCAGTCGGGCATGGTCCGCATCATCGTCTCATAGTAGCGGGGCGGCAGGTTGTGGCGGTTCTCGGCGCCGGCATCCAGCCCGCCCGGCTGCACGAAAAAGCTGATCCCGGTCGCAGGCCGCACCGGGTCGCTCTCCGGGATCTCTCCGTCCACCAGCAGCTGGTGCAACCAGTGGTCCTGCTCGGGCGCGTTGAAGTCCAGCCAGCCCCCGAACCACGTCGGCCCGCCGTCCATCTTGGAAGGGTAGCGGCCCATGCGGCTTTGCAGAAAGTCCACCACGCCATAGCCCATCAGATCGACTTCGTTGCCGTAGAAGCCGGTCCCTTCGTAACCGCGCAGCAGGTTTTCCACCGCGTCGTCACCCAGCCCCATGAAGTCCACCTGCAGGTGGATCGGCCCCCAGCGGTCGGAAAACTGCAGCCGGTGGGTCGCCGGCGGCCCACCCACCCACTCGCCGGCGTCTTTCGGAAAGATGTTGAACCAGCTGGGCAGGATCGTCCGCTGCAGGTTCGTGAACGTATCGCGGATCACCAGGTGCTTGTATCGGCGGATGCCGTCACGCGGGCTGGGCCGCTGCAGCTGGGCCGCCTTCACGATCTTCACCAGGCACCCGGTTGTTTTCCCCGATCCCACCGGCCCCATGATCGCGGATAGCGGGCTCCAGTCGTCGACGAAGCTGGCGCAGATCGGGCCGGGCGGATGCCAGTCGAGGTTCAGCACGTCGCTCAAAGCACGGCCCCCGGCCCGGTCCTGAAACCCCCTCGCGTGCGCCCGCGTGAGCCCCCCCGCCCCCCGAGATGGCAGCGGGGAAATTCGCGAAATTTTTTTTCCAGAGGCCACAGGATTTTTCCGCACCCTGTGCCAATGGGCATACAGGCGCGGCGCCGCGCGCTGGGGGGGGTGGGGGGGGCTTCGCCCGATCGGCAGGCCGGAAGGCGCGGGCACCTGCTGTTCAAACAGGTGCCCACATGCGCGCAAGCCACTGATAACAAAAGCACAACGACCGTCGAGCGCGGCCCATGTGCCGCGAAACGTGACGGCCAAGCCCGGAAACCGCTCATTCGCCCACCGCCTCGCCGTCCACGATCTGCCCCGCCAGGCGCTCCCAGGGCGGCAGATCGGCGCTGCCCGAGCCTTCCCACTGGCCCACCGTCAGTTGGATCGTCCGCGCGTCCACCTGCAGGCTCACCGGCTTCTTGCTCTCGAAGTAGGGCAGCGCCTCCACCGCGCACCGAACCTTCAGGGCCATCGCCTCGCCCTTTTTTACGTTCAGTTCGCGCGCCAGCTCCTCCACCGGCTTCGTGTAGGTTTCAGCCAGCGTCAGCAGCGGGTGCTGATGCTTTGCCAGCACCCACCGGATCAGCTCCTCCGACCGCCGGTTGCGGCTGCCCTTCGGCCGCCCGCGCTTGCGCGCCGGCTCGCCGGCTGCGATCGGCCCGCCCGCCGCCACGCCGCCCGAGGCATCGCCCGCCAGCGGCAGCGCCGCCTGGACGCCGCCGCCCGGCACGTCCGCGCCGCGCGCTGCCTCCGCAATCCCTGCTGCTGCACCTTTCAACGCCATTTCGGGCCTTATTCAATTGGATCAGGCCCCATGGCTGCCACGCCCCCCCGGTGCGCAGGGAAGCCCCCTTCACCTTGTTACCGAAAAGTAACATGGTAACAAAGCGAAGTAACAAGAAAACCTATATATATCTGCGACATAGATAGATTGTTACCGTGTTACCGGCTTGTCAGCCAATTCCTTCGCGTGTGCCCGCGCGCGCGTGCACATGTGGGCTGTGCGCGCGCGTGGCGCGCGTCCCGCGCGCGCGAGACGGCGGTAACGCGGTAACGATACCTCTAACGCACTGATAATGCTGGATTATCCTGCTACCGAAAGGCGTTACCGTGTTACTTTCCGGTAACAACCCCTTGAACCGTTTCAGCGGCAGGCATTGCCTCCATACTTGCTTGCTACCATGGGTTCAAGGTTGCAGGATGGAGAGGGAAGGGGCCGTGAAATGGGCGCAGCCGGGTTGTTCGGGTGGATTTTGATGGCGCTGGCCTGCTTGCCAACGCGCCACTGGTGGCCGGGGCTGATCGCCGCATTCGCCCTGGCGTTCTGGAATGTCAGGCATGCGCTCGCGGTTTACGCTGAGCTGGGCGTGGATGCGCAGCCGGCCGCGCTGGCCACTCGCGCTGCCATGCCCTTCCTATTGTTCGTTCTGTTGCGCGGCGCGCGCTGGCTGGCCCTGCGGTTCAAGGCGCGAGGAGAGGAGCGCTAGCCCTCCGGCCCCATATCAAGGCAGCGCTCCAGCGGGATCGCCACGCATTTCTGCTGCACGCCGCCGATGCGCACATTCTGGTCGCGCTCTGCCATCACCAGGCGCCCGAGGCTCTGCCCCCACACGCCGGCGGCGCCGCTCGATGCCTGCCAGTGCGTGCCCTGGAACAGCTTTGCCAGCCCCTGATGCGCCACGGGCACCATCACCCATCGCCTTTGCGTGCGGCTCTTCTTGTCGGTCCGGTCCATCACGCGCAGCCCCAGCACGGCCAGCGATCGCGCCGCCGTATCCGGCCGCTTCCCCGTCGCCAGATCTGGCTCGGCGTCCAGCTCGTCGGCCGCGCGGCCGATCCAGTGCGCCACCGTCTGCGGTCTCGATCCGCCCTCCAGCGTGGCGGCAGAGGTCAGCAGGTGCGCAAGGCAGCGATCCGTGTCCGTCATCGCCTCGCGCGTCTCGCCCAGCACGCCGGCGCCCATCAGCGCCTTCCAGGGCTCGATATCCTCGGGCTTCGGCGTGGTGCTGGATAGCAGCAGATCCGCGCCCGCCAGCAACACGCCAAACTGCGCGCTGCCCCGCCCGTCATGCCCGGCCTCGCGCAGCATCTCGCGATAGGCGCGCAGCGTCTCGCCAAAGCGCGGCCAGCCGTCCAGCAGCCGGCGACGCAGCGTCCCGCCCACCTTTTCCATCCAGCCGGCATCCAGCACGGGCTCCCGCGCCTCTTTCGGGAAGGGGCCGAGGTCCAGCACAGCCAGGCGGCTGCGATCCTGCCCCTGCAGCGGCGGTATAAGGATGGACGACAGCAGGAAGCACGCGCGCGCGGTGAAGGCGTGGGCGGTATGGTCGCTGCCGCCCCGCACCACGTTGCCGCCGCTCGATGCCTGCCGCGCCAGCTTCACCAGCGCCTTCAGCTTGCGGTTATCTTCCTCGGCCTCGGCCTCGTCGATCGCCACCGGTAGGGTCTGATGCCCCACGCTCTGCCGCACGCCGGCCTCGCTGGCATCACTGGTGGAAAGCAGGCCCTCGCCCATCACGCCTTTGATCAGCGCATGCAGCGTCGATTTCCCCGTCCCCTTGTCCCCAGTCAGCCAGACGATGGGGCGCCAGTCGAGCGCGCCGCCCAGGAAGGCGCAGGCCATCCACCCCAGCAGCAGGTAAGGGTCTGTCTCCGGTCGCTGCCAGTTCCAGCTGCGGATAAGGCCCAGCAGCTCGTCGATCGCGTCGGTGTCTGCCGGCCCGTCCAGCGGTCGCGGCACGGGTGGCGCCGATGGATAGACATAGCGGCCGTGCATGCCGGTCTTCTGCCACTGGCCTTCAATCAGCACTTCATCGCCCACATGCACAATCAGCCCGCCGGCCGCATCCAGCCATACGCCGCGATCGCGCCGCTTGTCCTGGGCGTTCCACACGCCGGCGGCAGCGCAGGCGCACATCAGCACCTCGCCGGCCTCTTCCGGCCGCCATCCCGTCAGATTGCCTTCCTTGTCATAGCGCGGCCATGTCTCGTGCAGAAAACCCGTCTTCGGCGCGAACAGCGCCAGCAGATCCTTGTTGCCATGGTCGCGCGCCTTCAGGCTGCGCAACTGGCCTACGGTGTCCAGGTAGAAGAACGCGCCATCATAGGTGCCCAGCGGCGAAACAGGGCAGTCAGGCGGCAGCTGCCAGCCGCCGAAATCGCGCACCTTGCGCGGCGATCGCCGCTCCTCGCCGCCGGCGCTCGCGCTCGATCCGCCGGATTTCCCGCCGCCCTTGCCCTTCGGCCGCCGCTTGGCGCGGTCCGTCTTAGACGGAAAGGCCACAACGTTGGCGTCAGCGCCGGCGCCATCCCCGGCAGGGGTGGCGGCAGGCGCACCCGCCAGCGCCTCTCTGGCGGCGTCAGCGGTTGAAGGGGTTTCGCCCGCCTCTGGCGGGATCTCGCCGTCCTCGCTCATGCCAGCTCACCCAGCGCAACCAGCTCCTGCACCCATTCATTGAAGTCCTTCAGCCGGGCGGGCGGCCGGGCCACACGCACAGCCCGGCCTGCCGCCTCGTGCGCCGCCACGGCGCGGGCAAAGCCGGCGATCGCCGGATGCGGCCGCCCGTCCGGCAGGGTTGCAGGGTCGTTCTGCCCCACCAGCACCACGTCGCGGCACTGCGGCGGCAGCTCCACGGCCGCCATGTTGGAAAGGCTGGCCGCCGCGATCACGCGGGCCGAAGGCAGCAGCCGCGCTGCGGAAAGCCCATCTTCGTTGCCTTCCGCGATATAGACGGGCACGCCGGCGGGCAGCTCGCGAAGCGTCTGCCGATGCTCGCCCTTCCAAAGCGGGATATGGGCGCCGCGATAGTCGCCCAGCACCAGCTTTGCCCGGCTCAGCGGCGCTTTCCTAACGCCGGCGCTGTCTGCCTGCAGGAACGTCCGGTGTGTGGCCACCTGCCGGCCATCCAGCCGAACCATGCTCGCCAGCATGGCCGGCCAGCCGCTGCCCCCGGAATTGGCGGCCTCTGTCGGGCCGCCATCGGGATGGCGCAACGCCTGGCCGGCGCGCAGGCAGTTGGGCCGCCGGCCCAGCTGCAGGAGCCCGATGCCTCGGCCCGCCAGATAGCGGTCCACAACATCGCCCGGCTCCAGGGGCCGTGCCTTCAGCCACAGGGCTTGCGCATGGGCGGTTCTGCGTTCGCTATCCATCGCCTCAACTTGCGCTTTTTTCGCCCGCAGCTGCGCGGCACGTTCTGCAGCGGCCGGGTCCGGCGTCGCCGCCCCCTCCGCTCCCATTCCCAGCCAGTCTTTCGCCCAGCGGATGGCGGCGCCCTTGTCGCCGCCGGTTCGCACATAGGCGATCAGGTCCAGCAGATCGCCGCCGGTGTTCGCGGAAAAATGCGCCCAAACTCCCTTGCGCACACCGTTCATGCGCACGGACAGGCTGTCGCCCAGCCCGCCCCTCGATGTCGGCGCGTCCAGAAACTCCGGCCCATGTTGCCGCCCCGCCGGCAACAGCAGCGGCACCAAGCTGTCGATGCGGTCCGTCAGCAGCTGCACCAGCTCGCCAATGTCGACCAGGTGCGGGCCGGGTGCGCCGCGCTTGCGGCCGCTCAATGCAACAGCGGTGCGCCCGCCTCCCCGGCCGCATCGCATGCAGCTATGGCGGGGCTTTGCAGGGCCGCCACCAGCGCGGCCCGCGCAACGTCCGGCAGCTGCACGCCCAGCGTGGGCAGGCCGGCCTTCCGAATAATCAGCACGGGCTCGCCATGGCTTTCGCCCAGGCTCAGCCCGTCTGCCAACACATAGTGCAACGGCGGCGCCTCGCTCACGGCTGTTCCCCTTCAATGTCAGCGCCCCAGTCTTCGCGTTCAAACTGTTCCAGATCCTGCCCGCCTATCGCCGGCCCGCTATCGGGCCACTCATCCTCATCGTCGGGGCCGCCCAGGTCGCGTCGCAGCTGCCAGCTGGGCGGATAGGTCAACGGCTCTCGCGGCCAGTTCACTGCCAGCGCGTCGTTGAACAGATCGGTCGGAATGTCCGCCTCCTTGCGTGTGGCCACCAGCACAGCGCGCGCCAGAAGGCGGGCCGCCGGCGGCGGCCAGTCCTTGCCGCCCGTGGCGACGGCAGCATCCACGGCCAGGCGCAGATCGCGAAGATCCCGCATGCTGGCCGCCGCCGCGCGCGGCGGAAAAAAGGCGAGGACCGGCGCCACCAGGTCGTTGAAGGCCTGCGGGGCGCGGTAGGTGCGCTGTCGCTGGATAGCCGCCCGCCTCATGCAGCCGCGTTCCGTTTTTGCCCAGCCCGGCGCCGCGTCTTCCACTGTGGATCGGCGGTTGCCTTTCCGGTCGCCAAAATCGTCACCACCCGAGAGTTCGTGGTGCGCTCAACCCGAATGAACCGCCGGCTTTCCAGTGCCTCTATCAATCCGCCGACGGATAGCTGGTCTGTGCCAAGCCGTTCGGCGATTTCCCGGTTGGTCGGGCAATAGGCGCCCATGTCGGCCGTCTGTTCCAGCACAGCCAGCAACCGGCGCTGCAGATGCGCGCGGGAAAGCGGGTCTCTTGCTGGCGAGGCGTTCTTGCGCCCCACCGGCTCTTGGCCCGCCCAGGCCACGCTTTTGGCTATGGCGTGCAGATCGGCCATCAGTTGGCGGGCCTCGTCCACAGTCAGCTCCACCATCTGCTGGCGCAACTGCATCTGCACACGCCCCCGGTTCAAGGCCGCGATCAGCCTGATATCGGCCAGGCTCATTTTTGATTGCCCTGCGGGCGCCGGCCATCCGGCCGGCTTGCTTCCTCGCATTGGCTCGGGCGCGCGGTCGCGCTTGCGGCCTGCGGCCGCGCTGCGCCTCTGGATCGGATGGGCAGGTCGCCGGGCGTTTCCGCCAGCGCGCAGGCAGCCTCGATCTGCGGCAACAACGCACGCCATTGCTCAACGCCCAGCGTCAGCATCACCATAGCCGCGCGGTCCTCGTGCATCAGCGTCACGCCGAAACTGCCGCCCGCCATGCGCGAAACCACGGCGACAGTGCCGCCCTGTTCGGCGAAATCAGCGCCCATGGCCCGCCCCCCTGCGGGAAGCGAACAGATCTCCGGCAGGCTTCGCACGCGCCTCGGGCGGCGCGGCCGGCGCCGAACCGGCCAGCCGCAGCTTCTCCGCCTCCCACTCTGCCCAGCGCTGCAGCAGTTCCACGGGGTTGCGGCCGTGCGCGGAAAGTGCGCCCGCCAGCTCCAGCAACAGCCGCTCGGCGGCGCCGATTGTCAGGCCATAGGAAAACTCCAGCTTGCCGGCGCGCCCGGCCTCGGCCTGAATGGGTTGCTCGGCGCCGTCGACGGCCCGCACGCGCAGCCGCCCGAAGAAGAAATCCCACTCGGGCTGCGAATAGTCCGGGGCGCTCATGCAGCGGTCCGTCCGCGCGTTAACGCCGTTTCACCATTGCACCCGTCTTTCGGCATGCCAGTATTGAGGACTGGGGGGTTGCTATGCGTAGGCAGATCATAGAAATCATTGGCGGTCACCGCACCGTTCGTCAGCGCAATAAGCTTCGCCATGAAGTCAGCGCTTGGGATGTTCGATCCGCTTTCCCAACTGTGCCACGTCTGCCGGGTGCACCCAACTTCGGCGGCGGCGTCGTTAACGCTCTTTTCCTGCGCCATGCGCCAGGTTCGGAGCTTGTTTTGTGCAGGATGTGCCATATCTGGGCTGGTGTAAGACATTCTCTTACCGACGCGCAAGGCCCAAGTAAGACACTATGAGATAGACATGTCAGGAACCGTCTTACATTTTCCGGATATGTCGAGATTGCCCAACAGGTTGCGCGAATTGCGAGAGGCGCTCGGCATGTCCCAGCAGGAACTGGCGGACGAGGTCGGCTGCTCCAAGATGCAGATCTCCACGCTGGAGCGTGGCCGGCCAAGCCTCGATATAGCCTGGATGCAGCGCCTCGCCCCTATCCTCCGGGTAGAGCCGGGCGACCTGCTGAACCCCGGCGACAACAGCAAGGCTGCGCGGGATGCGGAAGAGCTGCGGTTGATCCAGCTCGCCCGCCGCATGCCGCAATCCGTCCGGGAAAAGTTCCTGGGCGTGGGGGAAGCGCTCGCGGGCGACTACCCCGCCGAAGAGCCTGCCGCCACCCATTCCGAACAGGCGGACTACGCCGCCGGTGAGCGCAAAACAGCCTGAACCCCGGCTGCCGCCGCTGCGTCCATGGCTCGCGGCGCACTTCCCGGCTATGCTTGCCATCCTGCTGCCGACAGCCGCCCTGTGGCTCGTCGCCATCCTCGGCGTTCGGGATAGCTGGCAGGCAATCGCCGTCACCGTCACGGCCGCCGGTGGCGGCGCCCTCGCCGTCGTGTGGCTGCTGGCCCCGCTCTACCTCGCAGAGGCGAGCGGGCCTGCGCCGGCATTCATAGGCCGCCTCCCTCAGATACTGCGCACGATCGGCGCCATCATCGGCGTCCTCGCCTATCTCCTGCTGCCCCTTCTCCTGATCGAGCTGGCGGCCGCCAGCCTGCCGATGGTAAGGGTAGGGCGATACCTGCTGGAGAACCACGCGGGTCTATAGTAAGATAATATCTTACATTATCGCTTGACTATGTAAGACGATAGCTTACAAGGTGGGGCCGTTCAAGGAACGGAGGCACCATGCAACCCACCCAACGCAGCCGCCAGCTCGAAGCTGTCTGGAAAGCAACCCACCGCGATTACAAGGGCACTCTGCCCGATGGCACCCGCACCATTCTCGTGTGTCGCGCAGGCTCCACGCAGATCTGCCCCCTGCAAAATCTCACTGATCGGGAAATTGCCGACCGGTTGCCGCGCGAACGGGCGGCGGCATGAGCGCGCAGCCAGTGACCCCCGATCAAACCCCCACCGGCATCTTCCCCCGCGCCGCCCTGTCGGCGGCCGTGGGCGAAGCAGCGGCGGCCGCCGCCCAGCTGCATCTTAACCACCTCCACAACGGCCTGCTGCGGCTGGCCCGCACCACGCACGCCAACAACAGCCCGGCCGAAGTCGGCGTCATCGCCGAACACTGCCTGGAAAATCTGCAGGCATTCCTCAGCAGTTTGCAAGGCTCATCAAAATGAAACCAAGACTTACCGACGCAAGTTCGATCGTTCGCGAGAGCACGCGCATGCCCAAAATGTTGCCGTTCGTCCTGCCCATAAACGGGCGCGACATCACCTTCATGCAGGCGACCCATTTACGCATCACCTCATCCGAGATGTCGAAGGATGACCCTGCCCCCGCCCACTCAAGTCATGTCGTGATGGCGAACATCTGCGCCCCCGACAAATCCACCCTCGGCCTGTTCATAGCACTCTCGCCGCATGCTGCCCGCAGCATGGCTGATGCGCTGAACTGTGCGGCAGACAAAGTTGAAGCCAAGATCCTGAAAGGCACCACCCATGAAAGCTGAACCGCTCCCAGCGGCGTTCGGGCGCAAGCCCTTCTGCACCGCGCCCATCTCTATCCAGACCTGCCTGCCGGATGATGGGCAGGGGTTCGGGGTTCTTCGCCTCGTCGCCACCGGCCTCGGTGTCACCGCCTGCCTCACCCCCGGGCAGCTCCGGTCGCTGTCGGCCATGGCGGCCGCTGCCGCTGCAGAACTGGAAGCCTGTTCCAGTGCCTGCGGCGGCAGCAATGTCATCTCCATCTTCACGCCCGCCGCCAACCATCCGGAGCCACAGGCGTGAAGGCCGGGCTCCTGCGACGCGCAGAGGCAGCGCAGCGGCTGGCGGTCAGCGATCGCACGCTGGCGCGCCTCATCGCACGCGGGGAACTGGCCGTGCACCGCATCGGCAACCAGGTGCGGCTGGAACCGGATGAACTGGAACGCTTCATCCGCAACGCGCGCGAACTCGCGCCCGAACCCCGTGCGCGCCGGCTGCAGCGCCAGCGCGCCTCGATGCCGGAAGGCGTCCCCGATTTTGAAAAGATCCGCGCATGAGCCTCTACCGCCGCAAGGTCACCAGCATCGATCCGGCAACGGGCAAGCGCAGCGTGCAGGCGGGCCGCGTCTGGTGGTTTGATTTCACCGTGAACGGCAAGCGCATCAGGGGCAGCAGCGGCACGGACATAAAGGCGGAAGCCCGGCAGGTGGAAGCCAAGGCCCTGCAGGATGCAAAGGCCGCCTCTGCCATGCCCAACCGCTGGCGCCTGCGCCACATGTTCGGCGCCTATTGGGAAGGCCGCGCCCGCCACGCCAAGAATGCAGATGATCTGAAGGCGCAGATGGCCGCCATCTCCGATGGGCTGGGGCCTAACCTCTATGTGATGGATCTCACCGCCGAAATGCTGGTGGCCTATCTCACCCGCCGCCGCACCGGCATTCGCCTGGTGTGGGAAAAGGTTCCGGCCGCCCGGCGCAATGGCACCAGGGCAGAGCGCCGCCAGGTCGAACGCCCATATCTCCGGTCGAACGCCACGCTGAACCGCGAGCTGGCCGCCCTGCGCGCCGCCATGAACTTCGCCGCCGATGCCCATGGCCAGCCGGTGCCCCGCATCAACTGGAAGAAGATCGTTCTGAAGGAAGCTGCGCCCCGCGTGCGCCACCTCCGGCAAGACGAGTTTCAACGGCTTCTGGAATGCGCGGCGGACGATGAAATGGCGCTGATGATCGTGCTGGCGATCGGCAGCGCGCTGCGCCGCCAGAACCTGCGGGATCTGGATTGGGCGCAGGTCGATCTCATCACTGGCCGCATTGCCGACATCACCACCAAGGGCGGCAAGAACTTTCAGGTGCGGCTCAGCGGCGACCCGCTCACCCGCCTGCAGCGCCACGCCGCCGCCGTGCAGAAGGAAACGGGCAAGCTCGAAGGCAGGGTTTTCACCCGGCCCAACTGGCGCCGCCGCTGGGATGCCACCCGCAATGCCGCCGGCATCGCCAACTATCGCTGGCACGATCACCGCCACACCTTCGGCGCCTGGATGCGCCTGGCCGGCGTGGACATCGCCGATATCCGCGACGCGATGAACCACAGCAGCATCGCGATGACCACGCGCTACATGCACATAACCCCGGAAGAGGCGACCACCGCCTGGGACGTGATGGGCAAGCGCCTCACCCCCGAAGCACCCCAAAAAGCAAAAGGCGCGGCCGCACCAAAGCCCGCCACCCGTGAAGGAGAATAGGCATGTCCAGCAGCAACGTAAGCGCCGAACAGCTGAAGCTGTTCATCGAACGGATCGAGCGCCTTGAAGAGGAAAAGGCCGGCATCGCCGACGACATCAAGGAAACCTACGCCGAAGCCAAGGCCAACGGTTACGACGTGAAGACGATCCGCGCCATTGTCCGCCTGCGCAAGATGGACACGAACGCGCGCGCCACCATGGAAGCCCTTCTGGATACCTACAAGGCAGCGCTGGGGCTGGAACTGTGAAGGGGATCTTCACCTTCATGGCAAATGTCATGTTCCTCGCCCTGCTGGCGCTCGGGATCCTCTTGCTGGCGCTGAGTATCCGCAGCGAAATCACCGGCCAGCAGCTGCTGGAAGCACGCCTTCTGCGCGAACAGCTGGAGCTGATGAAGCTGGGGGAGGGGGCGAACCATGCCTGACACCCTCTATCTGAAATGGGGCACACTCAAAGGCTGGGATCTCAAAAGCGACGCCGCTGTGGCTGCAGGCAAAGCATACGCGGAATGCGGCAAGCATTCCGCGTCCGCGATGCTCCAGCACGACACGCCCGAACAGGTCGACCTGCTCTGCAAGCTCATCGACGCGATCGACGGCACAATCATCAACGACTGGAGCGGCGAAAAGATGACCGCCGAGCAAGCCAAGGAATATGTGCGCGAATACCCGAGGGAGGATGTCCATGGATGATCTCCATCAGGGCGTAACCCCGGCCGCGCACGCCGTGCTGGATCAGCTGGAGGCGCTCCGCGCTCAGCCGGATCCAGCCGGCACCTATTTCCACCCCCACGCAGCCAAGGCCCTGCTGCCGCGCCTGCTGCGCACCACGATGATGGCCACCGCCACGCGCATGGCGGTGGAAGCCGCCGCCCATCTTATCCGCTTCGTCGAACAGCAGGATGCCAGCCACCAGCGCCTGGGCATCCACCTGTTCGGCAATCCAGATGCTCCAGGGTTGGAGCAGGTCGCCGAAGGTGCAGGGTCGGAAGCGGGGGGCACTCCTCCTCCTTCTCCCCCCGCGCCTTCACCTTCGGCGGCCATCATCGAAACCTGCGATCGCCTCGCCCAGCGCATGGGCGGGCAATATGTCCCCCACGAAAGCGAGCGCGCAGACCGCAACGCCGCCGCTGCCGCACTGGAGGCAAACGAGCGCCAGCGGTTGGAAGCCGAGGTGGAGAGGCTGAGGGCTGAGAGAGACCGCCCGGAAACGACAGACTGGCTTCGGGGTGTCATGCTTGAAGCCTCTCACCAGCGGGCAAGGTGGGGTTCCGATCGCGATGCTGGGAAGACACCGCTCGATTGGTTCTGGCTGATCGGCTTCCTCGCCCAGAAGGCCGCGCAGGCCGCAGTATCGGGCGACACTGAGAAAGCTGCGCATCACACGATCAGCACAGCCGCCGCTTTGGCGAACTGGCACTTGGCCATCACCGGCCAGTCCAATGCAATGCGTCCGGGTATCAACCCGCCGGAAGCCCTGTCCGCCGAAGCCATCAATCAGGAGCCCGCCAAATGAGCCCCCCCCTCAAGCCAAAGGCCCGGTCGTTGAACCCCGCGCGCGGCACGCCGCCCACGCTCGAATGGGTCGCGCTCGATCGGCTGGAGGTAGACGAAGCCTACCAGCGCAGCGTGGAAGATCCGCGCAGCCAGAAGCTGATCGCCGCGATCGCGCGCGATTTCGACTGGAGCCTGTGCCTGCCGCTCTCCTGCGTGCGCCGGGAAGGCGGCCAGATCATGGTCGTTGATGGCCAGCACCGTCTTACCGGCGCCAGGATGCGCAGCGATATCGCCCACCTGCCGTGCGTCATCACCTCGGCGCCCACGGTGCAGGATGAAGCGGCCCTGTTCGCCAAGCTCAACCGCCACCGCCGCCCGCTCTCCGGCTTCGAGATCTGGCGCGCCGCCCTCGCCGGCGGCGATGCAGACGCGACGGCCGCCAACGCCATCATAGAGGCCGCCGGCCTGAAGCTCGCCGCACATACCAACTACAGCAGTTGGAAGCCCGGCCAGGTCGGCTGCATTGCCGGCGTCGTCCGAGCCATGAAGAATTACGGCCCGAAGCCGACGGAGCGCGCCCTGATCGCGATCGCCGAAGCCTACGAGGGCGAAGTGCTGAACTATGCCGCCACGCTGCTGCAGTCGCTCGTTCCCATCTATGGCTCGCCACCGGCGAACTTCGATCCCGATGCCATGATCGCGGGCCTGCAGGAAAAGATGCAGGAAGAGTGGAAGACAGCCGCCGTCGAGGACGCCCGCCGCCAGCTCCGGCCTCCGCGCGATGTGATGACGGACCATTTCCTCCACGCCCACAACCGCCACGCAGGAAAAGCCGCTTGAGCGAGGATAAGCGTTTCCCGAATTGCGGCGCGCCGGAAACATGGGGCGCGTTCGATCCAAGCGACCCGCTCAACCGGGCATGCGAAGTCGAGAGGAAGCTGCTTCTTCGGCACCTTCGGCATCGAGTGCTTAAGTCTCGTGGCGGCAGTCAGGCAGTCCTGGTCGGTCTGTTTATGGCCATGGCGCAGATGTATTCTGCGGCATCGGGGAAGACGTTCGTCACCGACGAAGACAGGGCAAAACTGCACGAGCTTCTAGATTTCGCGCTTTTCGCGGGCGTCGATAGCTTCGACCATGGGGAGACGAAGCAGTGAAGGCCGCCACCACAGACGAGGTTCTGCGCGACCTTCTCCGGGCTAAGCTGATATTCCAGCAGCGCGCCCTGCAGGCCATCATTGAACAGCGTCCGCCCCAACCGGCTAGCGATCGCGATGAACGCGCCTAGCGCCGCTCTACACGAGTCCGTCTCACACGGAGGTGCGCGCGGCCGCCGCCTCGCCGCGCATCCCTGCCCGGAATGCGGCGGCCCGGTGCAGCTGCGCGGCCCCGGCCAGATCTTCTGCGCGCCCAGCTGCAAGAAGGCGCACCACTACCGGGAGGGCATTCGCGGCCGCCAGCTGATGATGTATGCCATGGCCGCCCGGCAAACGCGCAACGGCAGCCGAGGCAATCAGGAAGTCGGCGCCCACGCCAGCACCCGAATGAACCAGCTCATGGCAGACTGGAAAGCGGAAGACACGGCCGCCGGCCAGATGGACGCGGTAGAGCTGGCCGCGCTAAGGCAGCGCAAGAACCACGACTGGTAGAGCCCCCGGCGCCGGGAGGCGCGCCATGCCCGACAAGCTCAAATAGCGCGCACGCATGCTCCGCACCACGGACGCCTGGCTGGTGCGGCTACGAAGCTGCGCCGCTCTATCCCACGCTCTCAACGACGCGATGCAACCCGCCTTCGGCCGGGGCCTGATCCAGAGCAAGACAGATCCAACCACCACGCAAAAAGGGCGAGAAATCGCGGCCGCCCTGCAGGAATGGGGCGACAAGCCCCTGCGCGGATTGTAGTAGGCTTCAAAGGTCGCGGCACACTTTACGTCACACATGCCAAGACTGAAAGACGATTGCAAAAATAAAGCCTTTAGTTTACAAGGCTATAACAAAGATCGCCGGCTTAGCTCAGTTGGTAGAGCACCTGATTTGTAATCAGGGGGTCGCGGGTTCGATTCCTGCAGCCGGCACCATTTCACGTCCGCCGACGTCCACCCGTGTCATTGCAACCCACGG